TGCCATTGGCTAGTCGCTCCTAGTCGCTCGTGTAGAGGGCCTCGAACAGGTCGGCGAACCCGAGCAGGTCGGCCGGCCTCAGGTCGCCTAGATCGGCTGGCCGGAGATGACTGACGTGTCCGATTCGAAAGTCGTAGTAGGACTCGGGGGATCGTCCGGTGGGGCCGAACCGTTCCCGGAAGCGTCCCCAGAACTCGCGCTCGAAGAGTCGGAGCTTGTCGGCGACGATGGCCTCGGCTCGCTCTTCGGCGCTTCCTCCGGGGGGCGCTCCGCATCCTCCTCCTCGAGCGCCGCGGCGAGGCTCGCGAGCGCGCTGACCATGTCGGTCGCCTGCACGAGCTTCTTGACGGCCGCCGGCGGTGCCTTCGGATGTGCGCGCTGGTAGGCGAGATGCATCAGCGCCGCGAGCACTCCGGGGCTCCGGCGCTTGCGCTCCAGCTCCTCGTCGTTCTCGTCCTCGCCCGCGAACAGCTCCTCGATCGGGAAGCCCGTGTAGTCGTAGAAGACCATCGCTTCGGCCATCGTGAAGCCCTCGCCTAGGTCGGGGAACGGGCAGGGCTCCCCGTTGATGACGAAGACGCCGCGTGGCGCCTGCTCTTCGCTCATTCCTTCCTCCTCGCTCAACGCTCGAAGTGATCCGCGATCCGGTCGATCGCGTGCTCCATCCTCCGCTCGATCTCGCCCTGCTTACGCTCGAGCGCTGGAATCAGCGCCCGTCGCATCTGCAGAGCGCCGAACTCGGGATGCTGGCCGGTCGTCTTGCGCAGCGACTGCTCGACCGAGACGCCGCGCTGGCGTACGCGGACTCGGTAGCCGGCAGCAGAGCGCTGGCTGATGGTCGAGAAGAGCGAGGCGGCCTCCGCGCGGACGGGCTCGGCAGCCTCGCGGAGGGCCGCTCGCACTTCCTTCTTCGACTCCTTCTCTGCCTGCGATGCCGCGCGCAGGAACTCGCGGTAGCCCTTGACTCGGAGGGCGTCCGCCATCTCTACGTGTTGGCGAAGACGAGGCCGGCCGCGTCCGCGGCGGAGAGGGTGACGGAGAAGACGTCTACCTCGCCGCGGGTCGCACCCGGCCCGTAGGACAGGATCTGGACGTTCCCGCTGAGCTGCGGGTTCGTCGCAGACACCGGCTGCGTCTGGTCCGGCCGCCAGCGGAAGGTCACGACCGAGCGGTCGCGGTGGATGTCATAGAGGACGTCGTGGACCTCGCCCGTGCCATACGAGCCGAACATCTCGAGCGTCACCGACTGCGTGGTCTGGCCGGCGAGGAACTCGTTGGCCCCGCTCGGGTTGAATCCGGACACGTCCACCTGCTCGTGCTCGGACGAGAACTCGACGCTCCGGCAGAAGTTCGACAGGTCGTGCCCGTCGATCTCCACGAAGTCCTTGAGGGCAATGCGCTTGGCCATTGCTGCTGCTCCTTTCGCTGCTTTACGAGATGACCTCGAACGCCCACACGGCGAGCAGGACGTCCGAGCCGTTGCGAAGCTGGAACCTGCTCTGCCCCCGGTATCCCGAGAAGGCGACCGAGTCTGCTGCGGGTGCCTGACCCGTGGTCAGGACGCCGCGGACGTCGAGACGGCTCGTGAGGCGCTGGTCTGCCTCTGCCGCCGCGACGACGGAGGTAGCGCCCGTAGGCGCGAGTAGTCGGTTGAGGACGTCTTGCGAGCCGACGTCCGCCGTCAGGCCGAGGCAAGCCTCGACGAGGATCGTCCAGCGCGCCGTCTCGCCGAAGCCGAGGAACTCGAACTGCTCGACTCCTGCGACCATCAGTGACGGCGGGGTCGGGTTGTCGAGCAGGTAGGGCGAGACCTGGCCGACCACCTTCGCCTGGCGCAGGGCAGCCAGATTGCCCGCGAGGCCCTCGCGGATCGTCTTCAGGTCGGCCATCTTTCTAGCGCTTCTTGCGCGGGAGGCGTACGGCTCGCGGATCGACCGCCTCGCGGCGGGCCTCGAGCACCTCGAGCGCGCCCTTGCTCACGGCCCGCAGCTCGACGTCGGGATCGAGGTTCGCGACGAACTCCTCCCCCGGCTCGTGCTCGCGGTAGCGGAACGGCCACTCCGGGCGGACGCGGTAGCGACTCACGCGACGAGCCTCCTGCGCCCGAGCCCGGTGAAGAGGAACGAGAGCTGCGGATCCGTGCGGACGATGTAGGCGACCGCCTCCGCCGTGATCGTGAAGCCCATCGGCATCGTGCGCTTGCGCTGGTTCAACTGCTCGGCGATGATCCAGCACGCCTCCGAGATCTGCGGCGGGACGGCAGGCCAGCCAAAGATGCCCGTCAGCCGCACTGCCCGCGGGTAGCGGGTGGGGAAGCGGCGGCTTCCGTTCGGGTGGACCCGGATGCCCGTGTAGGGCTCGGAGTCGAGCGGTGCGTTGAGCGGCTCGAGCACGTAATCTGAGGCTGCCCACGTCGTCTCGAAGGTGCCGTCTCCGTCCTCGTCCGTCTCGAGGCTCGTGAGCGTGACGAGATCGTCGATCGTGAGCGACCAGGGATCGAGCGCACTGTAGTGGCGCTCGACCTCCTCGGAGTCACGGCCGAAGGTGCGGCCGAGCGCCCTGTCGATCCCGCGACTGATCGCGTTGGCGGCGTTCTCGAGCTCGTCGTCGAGGTAGTCGGAGCCGGAGGCAGAGAGCGTCTTCTTGAGATCGTCCGGGTCCACGTACACGGTCTGGCTCATGCCGCGACCTCCTCCCGCTCTGCGAGCAGCTCGTCGATCCAGGTGAGGACGTCTGCGGGGACGCCCTCGCGCTCGCGGAGGGCCGCGAGCAGCTCGCGCCCGCGCTCCGCGTCGCCCGCGCGCAGCTCGGCGATCCCGAGCTCGAGCGGAATCCCCCAGGCGTAGGTGGCATCCTCGACGAAGAGCGAGTCGTCCGGGCGCTCGATCTCGGCCGCACGCCGAGCGAAGAGCAGCGCCACGTCGTTCCAGCCCGAGCGCCGGGCCTGGCGAGCGGCGACGTAGAGCGGCTCTGCCCGCTGCGGCCGATCCTGCCACGCTTCCAGGCAGGCGCCCAGGGCGACCGCCGGCTCGCGCTCACAGAGGATCCGCGCCCTGCGCAGCCGGGCCACGAAGCGCTCCTCCGCGTAGCCTCCGAGCAGGATGCGCCGGCCGTACTCGCGCAGGGCATCTCCCGTACGGCCCAGGTCCTCGTAGGTCTGCGCAAGGTAGAACGACGAGCGGGCATCGAGCGGGTCCTTCTCGAGCGCGGCTTCGAGCAGGCGCGCGTCGTCCTCGAGCTTGCCCGGCCGCCAGCCGCCCGGCCTTCGATCCTCGACCCAGAGGTCGCTCCGTGCCTGACGCCAGGGCCGGTCGTCGCGGTGCAGGTAGGCGTGTGCGGCGCCCTTGTAGTACCACGGCCCGTCCCCGCGCACGAGCAGGGGCAATCCGTAGGCGATCGGGTCGTCCTTGACGGTGACGAGCCAGGCGTCCGCCTCCGCCTGGTCTGGGAGCGTGCCGTGGACGGTCATGTCGGCGTCGAGCATGAGCAGGAGATCAGCCTTGCCGTGCGCCCGCCGCAGCACCTCGGAGCGGGCCGGGCCGTACCCCTCCCAGGGCAGGTCGATCAGCTCTCCGGGTATGTCGGAGAGCGCCTCTGCGATCACGGCCTTGGTCGCGTCCTGCGAGCCGGTGTCCGCGATCACCCAGTAGTCGATCCCGAGCTCGCGCGCCGAGGAGAGGCAGGGGCCGAGCCATGCCTCCTCGTCGCGGACGATCATGGTCAGGGCGAGAGTGGACATCCTCAGAGCACCGCGGGATCCTGGAAGTTGACTGCGTCGTAGCGAGGCTGAAAGGCCGGGCGGACGGCGATGACGAGCGCAGAGTTGCGGGCGTTGGAGGTATCGACCGAGAACGTCGCCACGTCCTCGCTCGCTGCGCTCAGTTGCCGGAAAGCGACCGCTGCCTCGACCTGGCCCACGACAGTCCCGCCGCTGATCCCGGTGTCAACGTAGTTGGAGTAGTTGGCCGGGGCAGAGGCGATGCCGGTGTAACTGCCCGACGTGCTCGTTCTACCGGAGCCGCCGACCGCGATCCAGAGCGTATCCTCCACGTCCCAGCCTGCAGGATTGAACGCAGCGGGGTTGGCCGCTGCCGACGTACCGTCGGCCTTCGTCCCCGCCTCCGGGGGAGTCGCGAGATGCGCGCCGGGAATCGAGAGCAGGATCATGGCCGCGTGGCCGGTGATCGTGGCCCCTTGCGTGACCGTGAAGGTGCCCGTCTCGGTGCCGTCCGACCACTTGTAGGCAGCGCCGATGGCAAGCGTGGTCGAAGAAAACTGGTCTGTGAACTCGGTGAAGCCCGCGCCCCAGGACGAGAACGCCCCCGATGTTGACTGGTAGGCGACGATGATCGCGATGAGCAGGTCGCCGGCGTCCTTCGTCAGGCTCGTCAGGCTCGGGAAGGTGCGCGTCGCGGTCGTGTTCGCCTGCACGGCCGTCAGGACGCGGCCCGCGGCGACGGTGGGGATGGTCGGAAAGGCCACTACTGCCTCGTATAGGTGATGACGACTGCGAGCAGCATTGCGTCAACGGCCAGGGTGTCCGATGCGTCGGCGGGCACTCGCTTCACGCGGAAGTGGACGAGTTCTCCGGCGGCAGGCGTTCCTGCCAAGGTGATCTCCGGCGTGGCGTCGCTCAGTTGCGCCTGCAGAGCAGTCGCGGAGTGGGCATCCGCTACCTGCTGCGCCGTCCCGTAGCCCTGGTCGATCGTCTCCAGGTCGCCGTAGGATCGCCCTTCGATCGCCCACACAACCGAGTTTGTGCTCGTGCCCGTCGCGGTCCACCAGAACCGGGCCGTGATCGTCCCCCCATCCCAGTCGCTCGGCATCGGAACCGTGGCGTGCGCGAACTCCTGTGTCGTCGGATCGAAGTCGAGCGAGTAGTAGTTCTGCCCATGGGTGGTAGCGACGTTCTTGTTCTGCGCCGCGCCGTGAGTCGTCGCAGGGACCATCCCGGCCGCAGTCAGGACGAGCGTCCCGCTCGGTGCCGGACCTGTGGCACCAGTGGCCCCGGTTGCTCCTGTCGCTCCTGTAGGCCCAGCCGCTCCCGCGTCTCCCGTCGGGCCCGTTACACCGGTCGGTCCGGTGGGGCCTGCGACGGTGGAAGCGGGGCCGGTGGCACCCGTCGGCCCCGTCGGCCCCGGGATGGTGGAGGCTGCACCCGTCGCCCCCGTCGGGCCTGTTGCGCCAGCAGCTCCCGCGTCTCCGGTCGCTCCCGTAGCTCCCGTCGGGCCAGTCGCTCCGGTAGGTCCCGTTGGTCCGGTCGGCCCAGTGGCACCGGCTGCCCCTGCGTCACCCGTCGCTCCGGTGGGGCCTGTCGGCCCGGTCGGACCAGCGGGGCCAGCGTCGCCAGTCGCTCCCGAAGGGCCAGTCGGGCCAGTCGGGCCAGTAGCACCCGCCGCACCGGCGTCACCGGTCGGCCCCG